CCAAGAACGATAGTCGCCATAGTCTGGAACGCTTCGCCCTCCGCAAGGTTCTCGGGGATTTCTACGCCTTTTGGAATCGTAAATGACGGCATACGGGGAGCATTACGCGACCTATTGGGATGTCAATGTCTAAGCGATAACGGGCAATAAAAAACCCGCCACTAACTTTTCGGGCCAGTGACGGGGTGCCTCACAATAAGGCGCTTTACAAGACATTCAACCTATTGATTCAACCGAGGCAACCCTAGCTCAGAGTTATCGTTGGGCAACACCAATTTTTCCATGCGAAGTAAAAACAGGAAATCTTTGAACCTCGTCAAGTGTAGGCACAAAAAACCCGCAAGCCTTTCGACCTGCGGATTCTTGCGTTTTGCTGAGGAAATCAGCTACAGATGACCTGTGTGAGCGCTCCTGAACAACGACGGAAGATAATAGTCATTCCCTGGTTTGCGAATATCGGTTCGGCGGCATGCACGAACTCAGCGTAATGCTGACCCTTCTTCTCCAGCGGATCGGCGCAATCCACATCGAGCTTGTAGGCACCCGTCACCCACTGCCACTCGCCCATGTAGTTGGTCGGCATCCAGCTCAGATCGCCAACCCGATTGACGGGCCGAACGATGTGGCTCTTGAACACATACGGAGTCACGATGAACGCAGCCTCGTACGGAGCGGTCGTCCAGCTCGAATTGACGCTGAACACAGTACCCTTGGTGCCGCTCGCGCTGGTGAACGGCTGCACCAGCGTGTACTTGCCACCGGCATAAGTGAAGCGGGGCGGAAACAGATTCGGCACATGGCGATAGTTCTTGATGACCCGATTCGCACCGATGCGCTTGAGCAACTCCGCACCGCTGCCACTGCCCATATCAGCCTGACGCAGATCCTCGCGGAACGCGGGGTTGTTCTGAGCGATACGCTGCGAAGCCTCCAAGCCGATATATAGCGGAAATACCGGACCATCGCTGCTGTACGATATGAAACCGGAGCTATCAGGATTCGTCGCACCGTTACGGATCAACGTAGCAGCCGCGACATCCAGCATCTCCTGAGTCAACTCAGAGGTGGACTGATTGAGCGCCTGACCAGCCGATCCGGTCTGAATCCACGGGAACTCATTCACGCCAGAGGGAATCGTCTCGACCTGAGTAAAGGACGAGTCGGCCACAGCCTTGATCGCGAACTTCGCGAACGTATTCTGATAGCGAGTCTCCCATGAACGCTGAGCGCGGATCGAGAGCTTCTCCAAGTACACGCGCAAGAACGCCTCGACGCGGTGGTCATAGGTCAGATCATCCTTACACAGGAGCGGACCTTTGAGGGCGAAACGCTCAGGACTCCAAGTGACGGCATTATAGCCGACCGGAACCTCGCTGTAAGTGACATCGCAAGCGCCACCGTTCTCGCCACTGGCGAGCGTGATAGCCGACCACTCCTCAGCCGCAGTCGGCTCGATGGAAGTGGTGGTGAACGAGGTCTGGGTCAAGCCAGTACCCTGAGGATACTCTCCGCGCTCAATCATATTGAGCCACATCGAGCGATACGAGGCGCGTTTATAAACGTCCTGCGCGAGCGACTCAGTCGCTACGGCGAAGGCGTTGAAGACATTGGGACAAGCCATATTGAGAAAAATTAAACCGACGTTATCTGCATTTGGTAGGCCATTCTATCCATCCATCAAACGATGGCGGACCGGACCTACGCGTTCTGACCGATGCGGAGCGTCATTGCCGCTTAGACAGTTTTGCGATGGCTGACCAAGCCTCCGCCTTGCTTAGGGTCGATAAGCCGGATGGATACATTTTATGTATCACGAGTCAATTAGAATATAGTTACCTCGTCGGTCAGTTCACTCTGATCCGCAATGTAGCTTTTGTATCCCTTGATGATCGTTCCGATCCTGTGCGGCTGGATGATATGTTCCTTCGCGATGAATCCCCTGAACGTATACGGACCGGGGAATTGACCGATCATCAGCGCGTAGAAATCCACTCCGTCGGTCTTCGAACCTTTGCGAGCATCGACCAGTAGCTTGCCATTCTCGTACTTCGTCGTCTTCACATCGATGCGAATGCCCGGAGGGATAGGCGGGATAATTGCGTCGTAGAGCGGGTGCGGAGGCTCGCGGTCCGTGTCGATGTCAGGATAGACATTGAATAGCTTACAGAAAGCTATCTCGCCGCAGATGCCCTCCAGATCCACCGTCGAAGCGTCCTCTGGGCTAATCTTCAAGTTCGTCAGATTGAAATGACGATTATTGCCGGAACGATTCTTAGCCACAAAGTGGGCCAACTTCCTCTCAGCTTGATTGAGAGAAATAACTTGACCAATTTTAATTTTACTTAACATGGTCAAAAAGACGGAAAATTTTTGAGGGGGGTATCGTAAACGAAGCCGTCCCCAAAAGGGGGTGCCCTACTTTGCCTCACAAAGTGTGCCAATCCTAGGAAAAAAAATCCTTTTGTTCCATTAGATTATCTAATCCTGAACATAAGTTTCTACGTGTTGCACAAACACTGTTATCTTCACTTCGAGACGACGACTTCTGCGAATCTATCTGGCATCGAACCAAGGAGATTAATCGACACGCTGGTCGCTTCTCCAGCTTCACTCCATCCGAACACAAGCGCGCTCCGCTTGGCTACGCTGTTCAGTATCGTCTCGCGAGTTGCCTCGTCCTTGATGCCATCTAGATCATAAGAGTCAACGCGCTCAAGCGTAGAAGCCGCGTCGGCCGCGAGCTTAGAACGCACTAAAGCCGATAGACTTTCTAGGGATTGAGTTTCTTTAGTGGAAACTATGTCACGCATTCCCTTTCTGAACTTCGTCCAGTCGTCCCGTGAAGCTTTGGACTGTAGAGTTGACTGAACTATTCCCGTTTCGCTTGAAATCGCTTTCCATGACTTTCCCGCCAAATACAAAGCCTTCGCCTTTTCCCATGCCTTCCCTTTCATGCCAAGTACCTTGCAAGCCTAGGTACTCTTTCGCAAGGCGAGTTTTCCCCCTTCATTCCCCTTCACCAGTCGCTTTCCTAGAATTTATTTCCCCCCCCATTTCCCCCAATGAAATCAGCCCTTTTCACTCTTTCTCAAAAGAAAAGACAAGATTTATTTTGACTCTCTCCCCTCTCTCCCCTAGTCTGTACCCGTGAAAGAAAAGCAAGCCGTTCGGCAAGTCCTGATTCAAGCGGAAAGCGCAGCAAAGTCCGGTGACTTGAAGCAAGTTGAAAAGCTTTTGAAGCAAGCCCATTCGATTCGTTCCAAAGCCGGTCTACCTAAGCTTTCCGATATCGGCCTGTCGTTCGAATACTTTTAATCCCATGCGCCGCATCACCATCAAACGACTCCTCATTGCAGCCGCAATCATCTCTCTCGTCCTAATCCAAGCATATCTAGAAACGACACTCGGCTTCACTCCAAACCACTAAACAAATCCCATGACCTACACTTTCGAAGTCTTTGAAAAGCTTCTCAACCGAAACTTTACTATTCGAATGGATTTCAAATCCGATTCTGATTTCAGACTTTACGTTTACTCCATGTATTCCGGCAATTGGAAGCTGATTTCAAAGCTTTGAATCCTGAACCACTGGCCTTCGGCAACGGAGGCCAGTATTCAGCGTTCAAACTCAATCAAATCAAATCCCATGAAAGTCCTTGAATTTATCCGCCTCCGTTCCTTTGAAGATCCTTTCGTCATGGACGGTGAAAAGTGGCAATTCGTCACCGTCAAACGCGCCGACGGGGCAGAGGATATTGGAGTCTATCGCTTTGCGACGGACCTTTGCCATGACTACGCGGACTTTCGCGCCCTCTTTAACTTAGCCTGATTCCCCGCGTTTCCCTTCGGGCAACTGAAGGGAATAGCGGCGAATTAAAGCCGACCAAATCCAAATCAAATCCCATGAAGCCAATCCTCTACCTCGCGCCACAATCTAAAGTCCGCCGAACCTTTCCCCGCGCAAATGAATCCGCGCATTATGTCACCGGCAATTCACCGGAGCCTGTAGTCAAGTGGTATGGTTCAGTCAAACCCGGCGAAGTTCACGTTGACCTTTTCAACGGAGAAAACCTTACCGTTCAAACCGGCAAGGGATACTTGCTAGGAATCCATGAAGTCGAAACTCGCGCTTAATCCCATCCCATCCCATCCCATGATCCTAATATCCCGCACTTTCGAAGTCATAACGCCGGAATCCGCAGAGGAAGGCGAATCCGCAGAATCCGGTTTTCTATCCGAAGGCGAAGCCGTGACTTTCCGCGAGCTAGTCTCTCTTATGCGCGATCATCCCATCCCATCATCAAGTCCTTGCTCCGGTTCCCAATGGGATTGGCTTTCATCCCATTCCGAAACGGACTATCGCGATTGCTCTAACCGGACGGAATCCTTGCACCTAGACCAGTCAAATCATCCGCGCACGCTGAAATACTGGCGCAAGGCAATGATTGCTGCCGGAATCATCCGCAGGAAATGACTCCCCGCGAGAGTCTATCGGCAACGGTAGCCTCCGGCGGTGAATCATCCCGATTCCCGATTCAAAAAATCCAATCCCATGCAAGCAATCCAAACAAAATTCCTGTCAGCTACCGATTCAAAAGGCTCCCGCATCAAAGCAAAATGCGCTCGCGGCTCCATCACCATTCCACTGGACTATGGTTTAAGCGGTGACGATATCCATCGTGCGGCGGTGATGGCACTGGTCCTCCGTTTTCTTGACGAAGACGAATCGAAAGGCACGCCCCGCGAGACTAACTTTTGGAACCGCTCCTTTGTCAGCGGTTCACTTCCTGACGGTTCAATGGCGCATATCTTCACCGCTTAATCTATCCCCGCGCATCCAATGAAAATCACCGCAATCTTCCGCGATTTGTCCGATGAATTCTGGAATGGCTTTGGAGATTCAGTCCCTGCCTTTCTCAATCTTTCACCACTGGCGCAATTCGAACGCGCACAACATCTCGCGCATGAAATGCCGCGCAATGTCTCGGTGAAAATCGGAAACGGCTCTTTCCGTGACAAGGTAGAATGGAATCAGGCCATGCGCGACGCGACGCGAAAGGAGCGAATGACGGCCAAGATTGAGCCGCGCAAAGGATATCGTCTGATTACCTTCGACATTTAACCCATTCCCCGCGCATCCAATGAAATACTACGTCATGCAAACCGCGCTTTCTAGCGGCTCCAAACCTCAGCTTGTCCACTGGTCAAAAACCGAATCGGACGCAGTCGCCTACGCGCAAAGTCAACTCGACCTTTGGCGCGAGGTGGGCGTTGCAAATCCCCCGCGTTATGAGGTCCATTATAGCGGCCTACGCGGCTCCGCCCTCTGGTCTAGTCTCGACTGAATGACCTATCCTACGCGCCTTATTCGAAAGAGTAGGGCGAAAGGGTAGGCCATTCTATCCGCAACAAACCAAAAGCATTCAATGAAAACCGTCTCAATTAAACTGGCGAACTACGCCAGTGCCATGAACTGCAACATTTTACCCGACAACGCCGGGGACTTGTGCCTTCTCGAAAGGTATCGAGACGACGAAGGAAAGACGATAGTTCGCCTTCAGCCGCATCCCGGCGACTACCATGCGGAAGAGAAATGGTTGGAAGGGATAGCCTCCGGCGAAGCTGCAAAAATGATCCTCTGAAATCCAATGAAATACACTCTTCACGACACATTTAACGGCGGAACCGTCTCGCGCCATCGTTCCATCGAAGCCGCAGTCCGCGCATCCTATCGTTTCTCGCGTGCGGTTAAGCGAGCGAACGGAAAAAACTCATTTATCACGACCGAAATTCGTTGCGACGGTAAGCGACTGGATGAAAACCAGCAGGAAGCCGCGCAGGGAATCCAATGGGCAATCGAAACCGGAACTTTACGCGCCTGAACCAATGAAAACCCATACCCCCGGCCCTTGGCTGGTTAATTTTGAGCAGAACAAGTTCGATTCTAGGCGTTCGAAAGTTCAAGTCGTTGACGGTAGTTCCGCCTCTTTAAACAATGGCGGATTGCCACTGGTTTTGGCCAACGTCAACGCAATGCCGTTCAATGACGAAAGTGTGCCGCTTGCAAATGCGACGCTCATCGCCTCCGCGCCTGACTTGCTCGCGGCTCTTGAAGTCGTTCTCTCCTCAACCTGTGGAAATGTTGGCGACGACGGGTACGAGGGCTGCATCAGGGTTGAGGCTAAAGCTCTGGACCGTGCCATCGCCGCCATCTCTAAAGCGAAAGGCAATCTGTGAGCCATACCCCCGGACCTTGGCGGGTCGATCATTCCGGCAATTGCCATATTGGAATCATCGACGAAAAAGATCGGACCATTGTCTTTTGCGCGTTGCAAAACGAGAACTCAGAAGAGGATGAATCGAATTCCTGTCTAATCGCCTCCGCCCCCGATCTTCTCTCCGCCCTCGAACGTCTCGCGCATCCAATGGCCGACGACGAGGATCTAGACTTTGCTCGCGCCATCATCAGGAAGGCGAAAGGGCTTTAAGCCGCTCCGGTTATCCGGTAAACCATGTCCGCGCATCAAATCCCACGAATAAACCGCATCCGCGCATCAAATCATGCATCCATTGCTACTATCCGCGCTCATCCAGATCGAATCGAACGGAAATGATCTTGCCCGTGGCCGTCACGGCGAGCTTGGCGCGCTCCAGATCAAGCCGATCATGGTTCGCGACGCGAATCGCCTGATGGGTACATCCTACGCGCACGCCCAAGTCACCAACCGAGCCGTCGCGACGTTCATTGCCCACGCATACCTAAGCCATTACGGACGCAATCTCTCCGACGAATCGCTCGCAAGGATCTGGCAGGGTGGGCCAAAAGCCCTCAAGCGGTCCTCCTCGCGAGCCTACGGCCGTCGCGTCATGCGAAAACTTTCCTCTCTCGAAACCAGTCAAACAACAGCAAGAAAATGAAACTAACCATCCAAAGCAAAGCCAACGCCCAGACCATCGTGGACCTGTTCAACGCAATCCTAACCGGCGAGGAGCAAGAACACGGCGCAACCCCGCTCAGCATTTACGACGACAACAAACATATCTGTAGCCTCATCGCGAAGGATGGCCATCAGATCCTTGAACTCATCATCGAGCGCGAGGACGGCGACGTGCTCTGCCCCAGTACACCTGATCTGGAGACGCTATGAGCCGCAACCTGTTCGCGAAGCCAGTCTATAAGGTCCAACTCAGCGGCGCGATTGGCTGGAGCGACATGAAGGAGAAGGTCGTCAGCTACCAGACGGTCGAATTCTCCTCGCGCAAGGATGCGGAACGGGCGGCGCGTGAACTGAACCCCGGCGAGTACACGCAAGGGCGGATTCGGGTTGTCCCGGTCGAACTCAGCGAGGACTACGATGTCTATCCGGTGACGGAGCGTTCGAGCGAAAAATCAAAAGGTTAGTCGAACTTTTCACCGCGTAGAAAGTTAGATGTCCCGTCGGCCACCAATCCGCAGTCAAAACTAGGTCGTCCGACCGATTCGATTCTAGCGCATCAAAACCCATGTCCGCTGTCATCACACCATCCAGCAATCAAAACGCATCAGCGCGTCGTTTAGAGCGTTTGCGCGGCATTCAAGTCGAGCGATTGAGCGACGCATCTTCATCTTTTTCATCCCGAACGGTTGCGGCACCGCCCTCAAAGGCGGGGAGCAAGCATACCGTTTTCGGGATGAAACCACCCCTCCTTGGGTTTTTAATCCCAAGGGGGGTTTCATTTTAGTGAAATAGATAGTGCGTGTAGCTAACCGTGGAAGAGTTGAATCTAACCGAGAAAATAGAAATCTAACTACTGGGCCTTGACAAGGGTCGGTATGAACCGCAGACTAGAGTTCGTTATGAGCTATTTACCATCAGGAAAAACACCAAGAACGATGTTCAGCCAGATGCCACCAAAGCGGCACGATCTGGACCCGAGTAAGTCGGAAGTTCTGGCCTACATCGGACAGGAGATGGGTTGCGACTTGGCGGCGGCGATACGGGCGTTCAACAGCATGCGCCATCCGAAGTGTCGGGTGCTGGTGTTCGACAAGATTGAGCGGCAGTGGAAGGGCTGCGAATTCCGACCGAGCGATGCGGAGACGAGCGAGCTATCGATCATCCGTGAGCATCGTGCGTTCGAGCGTCAGTTGGCGGTTTTGAGGTCTACCGTGCGGAGGCTGGAGGATGATGTTGAAAGCCTGAAGAGGAAGGCTGCAAAGCGAACCAAAGGTAAAAGGGGCGATGACAGCAAGGTTGATAGCGAACCTCAGGCTGAACCAGAAACCTCTTCGGCTGATGATCTGACCGCAGACCTGAAGGAAATTTTCGGAAACCTGTAAACCCTGACAACTATGGAAACAAACCAGCAATTCGTTACCGCCGAAAAATTCGACAAGCTCGCAAAATTCCTTGAGAAGATGTCGAAGCGTCTCAATGAAATTGAGGCTTCGAACAAGAAAATCATGGAGCAATTGGAATCCGGTGGCGACAGCGACGACAGCGCATGGGAGGGCTTTGGCCCAAAGCCAGAGAAAACGCCCATCAATCCGAACGCTGAGCAGTACACTCTGGAACTCCATCATGGCCCGTACACGATCTACCGCCACGACGGCGAGTCAGACAAGGAATGGCAGCGGCGCAAGGACCACTTGATGGATCAGCGTATCACGTTCCTCAACGGCAGCGGCCAGAACGGAACGCCGGAGCAGGTGGCCTACCTTCAGAGGATCGAAGAACGCCTCGGTCGAAAAGTTTTTCAATATCCTCTTGCAACGACTTGAGACAACTGCAAAGCTACGTCCGCAACAATGACCAATTTTCTGCAATCAGACTTAGAGCGCGAAGGGAACTCGCGACAGGGTGTTAGTGGATTTTCGCCCGTGACTGAACACCTGATTGCAACCCCTTTTCAGCGTTCGGGCATAGAGAGGAGCGAGATGCTCTTACGGGTTTACGCATTGGTTCCCCAAGTTAACACCCGAACGCTGTCGATTTCTACGAGATGAAAGTCTTCACCGCCAAACAAACAGCAGCCATGCTCCAAATCTGCTGCGAAACGCTCCGGCGGATCGTGCGCCATGACGGCGTCCAGCATAGGAGAATTGGCCGACGAATCTTGTTCACCGAGTCCGACATCGCCGCGATTTTACAAAGTCGAGCGACAACCGGAGCAGTGAACCCATACGCAAGAAAAACAAAGAAACAAGAGAATACAAATGAGCAGCAACCAATTAGCGACAACGCAACCGCAACCGCCAGTCAGTCCTGACGGAGAGTTTTACTCCCGCATCGGAACATCGCTTGAAGCGGTCAAGGAACTCGGATCGTGGATTGCGCGAAGCGGAGTCTTCAACTGTCAGAAGGACGAGCAAGGCAACATGATCGCCCTTGAATGCCTAGCCACTCGCAAGACTCCGTTCGACTTCAAGCGAGAGTTTCATCTGGTCAACGGCTCGTTGACGATGCGCTCAGACGCGATGCTCGCCGGATATCGGACTCGCGGCGGCAAGGTCATTTGGAAGCAGTTCGATTCGACTGCTGCTATCGGAGTCTGGAAATTCGACGGCAACGAATGCGAAATCGGATTTACGACCGAGGATGCCAAAATCGCAGGACTGCTTCCCGCCAAGGCTGGTTCTGGATGGCAGAAAGATCCGGCAGCTATGCTTCGCGCTCGCTGTATTTCCAAGGCTATTCGAATGCTCGCACCTGAAGTTGTTGCTGGCGTCTATACCCCCGAGGAAGTAGCCGACTTCTCCAACCCTTCACCAACACCCACCATCACCGCTACGGTGCGCCAGTCAGTCAACGTGACACCGGAACCAGCCTTCTCGCTCGTCGAGAAGTTAGAGCAGATCCTTGAGCCACATTCCGAAGCAGCGAATGCGTTCCTGCTATCGAAGAACTTGATCAAGGCCGAGCAAAACTTCCGCGATGTATCCACAAAGGTGGCCAACATGATCCTCGCCGATGCGAGTGGTTTCATTGCCAAAGCAACCGCGTTCGCTAACCCGCCCACCGAATGAGCATTCTCAACCAACACGTCAATCTCGACATGCCAGCGGAGAAGTATCACGCCGTTGATGCTCTCTCTAAGTCGATGATGTCCAAGATCCTCAAGTCCCCGGCTCATTACAAAGCCGCACTAGAGGAGCATCAGGAGCCGACGAAGTCGATGCAGATGGGTACGGCGATTCATACCGCTGTGCTGGAGCCGCAACTCTACTCGCAAGTCGTCGCTGTTGTTCCGCCGGACATCGACGGACGTACGAAGGAAGGAAAGCAGTGGAAGGAGCAGCACAAGAGCCGCATCCACCTGACTCACGCTGAAGACATCGATGTGCAAGGCGTGGCCAACAGTGTCCGTCGCCATCCGTTCTGGGACATCATTCATCTCGACCACCGGATCGAGGCGAGTGTCTTCGCTCAGGACGAAGAAACCGGCATCGCCCTTAAGGCACGTCCCGATCTGTGGATCGAAGGTCATACGCTCGTTGACATCAAAACAACCGACGACGCATCGCCTGAGGCGTTCCTGCGAACCATCGCATCGTTCGGCTATCACATTCAGGCCGCGCACTATCTGGAGATGACCGGCGCGGAGTCGTTCATCTTCGTAGCGGTCGAGCGTAAGGCTCCGTACGCTGTCGCCATCTATCGACTGGATGCCGAATGGCTTCAGGCTGGTACGAATCTGCGACGCAAAGCAATCTCGACGCTGCACGAATGCCGCGCACTGGACAGTTGGCCAGCCTATCCAACCGCTACACAAACCCTTTCATGCCCTAAGTGGGTCTTGAATAAATCCGAAAACTAACCACCGAATAAATTATGTTCCAAGTAAACCGCCGAGATGCTGGAGGCCGATACATCGATGCCGAAGGCGACTACACCGTCACCGTAGCCAAGGTCGAGGAAACGCTCGATGCGAAGGGCCGCGAGGTCTGTAAGGTGACATTCAAGACTGAAGATGGCGCATCCATCACTGACCGCTTCATCAATCAGGAAAATGTCTGGTTCCGCGTCAATCAGTTGGTCGCAGCGACGAAGCACAATGTGCCTGATGGAACCGAGTACGACTTCCTTGGCGTCAAGGGCAGCTACGCGGCGTTCCTGAAGTCAATGACCGGCTTAGAGCTACTCATCACCGCTCGATCCGAGGAGTACATGGTCAACGGCGAGACGAAGAAGACGCTCCGCATCAAGAACATGCGCGAGGTTCCGATTGCCGAGGTCGATGGCGACGATCTTGATCCGAAGCCGTTCTAAAACGCATCACGGAGGGGAGCGCATTCCGAGATAACGCTCGAAACTAAGACCTAAAATTTGTATCTATGAGAGTAAAACTAGCAGCAATCACAAAACCAATTATCGGTGACGGCGCTTTGACCGCATCCGATTTCATCACCTACGCAGCGCGAGTCAGCAATCCGAGCAATCAGATGAGTCTGCTGACCGCTCCGAAGTTATTGGCCTACTGTATCAAGAACGGCCATTGGAGCATCTTTGAGCAGGCCAGCATGACGGTCGAGATTCAGACAAGCCGCGCCATATCCGCTCAGATTATCAGGCATCGCAGCTTTTGCTTCCAAGAGTTTAGCCAACGCTATGCGCCGTGCGACGAGGTTGAACCTGTCGAGCTTCGCACTCAGGACAGAGCGAATCGTCAAGGAAGCGGCGACATGTATCCGCAGGAGTGGGCCATGGATGTGGTTGCTAAGTCTGTTGAACTTGCGTTCACAACCTATCGAACACTGCTTAGGGAAGGCGTGAGCCGCGAGACGGCACGAATGGTTCTCCCTCTCTGCGCTCAAACGACGCTGTACATGACCGGCAACATCCGATCATGGATTCATTATCTGGAGCAGAGATGCGCGAAGGGTACGCAGAAAGAGCATCGTCAGATCGCCGAAGCTATCCGCGACACGATCTTCGCAGTCGAATTCCCACACATCCACGCAGCAATTGAGGAGGGCATCAAGTGAGCGACAAGATCAGGAACATCATAAATGATGGCACCGGGGTCTACAGCATCTCTAAGAAGGAGGCTGGAGAAATCCATAAGGCGGCTAAGAAGGTTAAAAACTATGCTGTCAGTTATTGGACAAGGAATCGCAAGAACAAGGAGGCGAAATGAACGATCATATTCCTGACGCCACGAAAATGATCAGCGACACCCCGAGGACGGATGCCGAAGCATTCCTTCCGCATGATTCTAAGTATCGGGTTTGCGATGCCGATTTTGCTCGCCAGCTAGAACGCGAACTCAACGCAGCAAACGACCGCATCAAGCGGTTGGAGGAGGATCTAATGGACGCGAAGAACCAGTACGCAGTGTTAGTCGCTGACGTTGTTCTGTACGAGGACAGGGGCGAGCGCATCAAGCGGCTGGAGGAGGCTGGGGATGCGCTGTACGAAAACTCCAATCCGTCACGCTGGGATTCACCAGAATCCGCTGCTCAAAAGATGGTTGATCAATTAAACTGGACCGCAGCCAAGGAGGCCAACCCGTGACGCCCGTATCTGTGCCACCTGACCCGTACCAGCGTGCTCTAAAGGATCTTCGCGAGGCAAGGGAACAGCTTCGCGTAGCCAATGAGCGCATCAAGCGGCTGGAGCGTGAGATCGAACTCTTCCGTGAGCACGTTGACTACGGAGATGTGTGTCTAGTAGAAGCTATTCTTAAAGGAGAAGAGATAGGAAGAAAAGAAAAGGAGGCCAAGCCGTGAGCGACACAAACAACATGAGCAACGCAACACTTATCAAATGGAACGACGCAAAACCAAACGCTGAGTTTCTGAGGATCCGCTCAGACGGATCGTTTGAAATCCAGAAAGGCGCACCAACTCTGTTTGTGCTGGGTGAATTGGTTCACGCATTCCTGAAGCAGCAGGACCGCATCCGTCGGCTGGAGGAGGCGGGAGATAAGATGGAGGCATGGCTGCGCGATGAGCGGTTGGATGCAGTGCAGCACACTGTTTCAAAATGGAACAAAGCCAAGGAGGACAAACCGTGAGCATCACAATCAAATCGTGGATCGTGCCAGCACTCATCACCGTAATCCTGCTGTGCATCATGTTCAGGCCATACCGTTCCAGCGGGCAGTATGACTTTGGACAGATCTTCCGGCTGTTTTGGCTGATACCGATCGGAGCCGTTTGGATGGTTTACATGGGTGTACTTCTAGTCATCAAGGAGGCCAAGCCGTGACAAATCAAAACAGCAAAAGCCTTTTCGATCAATTGGTCGAAGCTCAAAAGCGAATCATTGAGCTGGAAAACGAAGTGAACATGAAGCACACGCATCATGTTGTTGTAAAACTTAAGAACGAACTGAACCAAGCAAACGACAGAATCAAAACGCTCACGGCAGCAGGAGACATCATGGAGCCGTACGCTACTGAACAATCCGCTAAACTGTGGGCAAAAGCAAAGGAGACGAAATGACAAAACAAGAAGTGCTGAACGCTGCAAACGTGATGATTGCATACGCAAACGGAAAGAAGGTCGGAACTCGACCTACAAGATCAATGGAACCGTTGTTGGAAATTCTGTACGTCCCAACATGGAATTGGGAACAGAAGGAATACTTCGTGATTCCTGACGATTGTTCCAAAGAACTGGAAAACGATGATCAATCCAAAGCGCACAAACTTACAGAAGAAGAACAACGAATCCTTTTCCTAGCGGAGTCTCCCGATTGCAACCATCCACGCGAACTCCGCGCAATCGCCTTTCAGGTGCGAAAACTGGAGGATCGGATCAAGCAACTCGAATCCGAGAACGA